CGCGGATTTGCGTGCCGCTCTGACCGAGAAGGGTATCGAGTTCCCCGCCGACGCCAAGAAGGCGGACCTGCAAGCACTGCTGGACGCTGCGACTCAGGCCTAAACCATGCTGACTGACGCTCAAAACGTGGACGCGCGCCGGTACGCAGGCTACCCGCTGGTCGGTGACACGGGCGTCAGTGACAGGCGAGACCTTGCCTGGGGTCTCACTGGCGTTTTCACCTATCAGGCGCTCGATCACCGGCTGCGCAGTCTCAGCCCGGCCGAGGAAGCGGTGGTGGTCCAGTTCCTGACGACGCTGAATCAGCTCGAGCAGGCGGTCACCGACTCTGGCGAGAACCTCGACACCGATTCGGCGGCTGTGTGGAAGCACAACCCCAATGAGGTGCGAGACCGCTCTCGGCTTTTCGACCAATGGCGACGTCGGCTCTGTGGTGTGCTCGGCTTCCCGCCTGGCCCAGCGCTCGGCGACGGCGGTCTCTGCATCGGAAGGGCATGACATGCAACACATCCTGCATTCGACGAACAACGACGTGCTCGGCGCGCCGGCGGGCTGGGATCAGAAGGATCTGCCCGTTGATGCGCTACCGATCACCCGCACCGAGGTGAACGGCGTGCCGGCGGTGGCCTCCTTCTGGAAGCCTACGGCGGAGGAACTGGCTGCGCTGAACGCTGGCGGGTCGGTCTCGCTGTGGGTGCTTGGAGAAACGATGCCCCCGGTGTCGCTGGAGGTCGAGCCTTGAGCGACAACACAGCCATTCACCGCGACACGTTCCACATGCTTTGCGACGAGAGGATCGGCTGCGGCATGAGCCGGTCGGTGTGGTCTAGCAAAGTGCTTCCAGACTGCGTCATCAAGGTCGAAGAGGGCGCCGGCAAGTTCCAGAACATTGTCGAGTGGGAGACCTGGCAGCGCGTCCGGGAAACTCCGTTCTCGAGGTGGTTCGCCGCGTGCCATTGGATCAGTCCGAATGGCATGGTGCTCGTGATGGAGCGCACACGACCACCCGCACCAAGCGAGTATCCGGACAGAATGCCGGCGTTCCTGTGCGACTTCAAGCGCACGAACTATGGGATCTCGCAGGCGACGGATCCGAAGACAGGCAAGGCGGCCGACACGTTCGTCTGCCACGACTACGGAACGAACCTGCTTTTCGAGCATGGCATGACCAAACGGATGCGTAAGGCCGATTGGTGGGACGCGTGAGGACCCCTGATGGACGCAGCAAAGCTCGAAGCCAAGATTTTCGGCGGGTACGCCAAGGCAGCTAAGCGGATCGGCTACGTCTATGACGTTTTCCGGCCCGCCGGCGCTGCCGACCCGTTGACCGTGCTGGTGGCCAGCCAGAACGCCGCGTTTTCCGCGCTCGAATGGACGTTCAAGCGGGCAGGTCTGCCCGAGAAGCCGTGTTGGTACTGCGTGAGCGACGGTCGCCTGCTCCAAGTCGGCGACTACCTGGTGCGCGGCCGATCGATCTACTTCATTGGCGGGATGCAGTCGATCCTGCCGATCATCGCAGTCGAGTGCAACCGCCGCATCTGGGTGCAGCGGCCGCCGGTGCCGAGCGGTGTGGGCGCCGTGAGCTATTCCGGCGTGTGCGCGGGCGATGACGACATCGTGCTCGGTTCGCCGGGCGGCGCGGGCGGCTGGCCGGCGGCGGAACTGTTCGGGGGCAAGACCCGGACGCACGCCGAACTAGCCGCATCGGGCGACGAACACGGCTTCCGCTTCTGGTTGCCTGTCAGCGTGCCAATCGTGATCGCGTCCGGCGACATCATCGTCGATGACCTCGGCCGGCGCTTCAGTGTCGGCGGCGCGGAATTGACCGAGCAGATGTGGCGGCTCGACGTGACCGAGGTGCACACGTAATGGCGGGCCTCTCTCAGGTAACCAACGCGCTGGTCGCGCTCATCGCGCAGATCGCGTACCCGGATGGCACGAGCCAGCCCTCGATCACCGGCCAACCGGTCGTCGTGTACCCGGGCTGGCCGGTGCCGGCCACGCTGACGGCCGATCTCAAGGCCGGAAAGGTGCACATCTCGGTCTTTCCGGGCACCGATCGCGTTATCGACTCGGCGATCTCGGACTGGCGCACGCTGATCGAGCCGGCGAACACGTTGACGCTCGCGGCCGCCGGCCAGACGGTCACGGTGGGCGGGGCGATCAGCATCCCGCAGAACGCCGCGCTTGTGGTCGACGAGAAGGCTTATGTCTACGGCTGCCACGACGGTGACACGCTGACCAGCGTTGCCACCGCGCTCGCTGCGCTGGTGGCGGTTGACCAGGCGGCCACGTCCGCCGGCGCCGTGGTCACGATCCCGAACGCGAGGGCGATTTCGCCGCGCGTGGGCGGGCAGGGCACCAGCATCCGCGAGGTGAACCGCAAAGAACAGGCGTTCCAGATCACGGTCTGGGCCAACTGCTTCGACTCGCGCGACCCGCTGGCCGAGGCGCTCGACGCCGAGCTCGCCGGCACGATCCACCTGACGCTGCCGGACGGAATGATCGCCACGCTGCGGTACCGCTCCAGCCGACAGGACGACGACGGCCAGAAGCAGGGCATCTACCGCCGTGACCTGATGTACGCGGTGGAGTTCTCGACCACGCAGACCCGCATCGACACCCAGATCACGGTCACCACGACTAACGTCACCGGTGGGCCGTCGCTGGACGCGCAGTTCCCCATCAAGACCATCGTGGAGTGAGCATGGATCTCATCGTGACATCGCAGTTCGGCGCCTACCAGGTGGGCGACCGCATCACCGACCAGGCCGCCGTCAAGGCGATCGTGGAATCCGAGCAATCGGCCTACGTGACGCAGGTCGCTTCGGCCTCGCCTCCGACCGAGTAACCCCCCAATCCGCCGCGCGAGACGCGGCAAACGTCATTCATGGCTGCCTCCGGGCGGCCTTTTTCGTTTCCGGAGGCGCAAATGCCGATTGTTCAGCAGGGCAGCATCAACACGACCGCCCTCATCGTTCCCGATCTGTATGTGCAGATCGTCCCGCCGCAGGTCACTCTGCTGAATGGCGTCCCGACCAACGTGCTTGGCTTCGTCGGCACGGCCCAGTGGGGTCCGACGAACTCGCCCACGATCATCGGCGACATGCCGGCGTACGCTCGGACGTTCGGCGCGGTCATGAACCGCAAGTACGACATGGGCACGCAGGTGGCCACCGCAGTCATCAATGGTGCCAACAACTTCCGCTGCGTGCGCGTGACCGACGGTACAGATCTGGCCGCCACGATCGTGATCCAGACGACCTGCCTGACGCTAAACGCCAAGTACACGGGCACGGTGGGCAATACGATCGTCGCCTCGCTGGCTGCCGGGACGGCCGCTGGCACCTGGAAGCTGACCGTCGCTGCGCCGACGCTGTCGCCCGAGGTATTCGACAACATCGGCGCCGGCCTGACCGGCAACCCGGTGTGGCTCGCCATCGCCAGCGCCGTGAACAACGGCATCGGCATTCAGCGCGGCCCGTCGCAGATCATCACCGCCACCGCAGGCGTGGGCACGACCGCCCCGACGGCTGCCAGCTTCACGCTGGCCGGCGGTACCGATGGCGCGACGACCATCACGGGTACTGTGCTGATCGGTCAGGACACGATCCCGCGCAAGGGCATGTATGCGCTGCGCAACCAGGGCGTTTCCATCGCGGTTCTGGCCGACAACGACGACACGACCACGTTCACCACGCAGGTGTCGTTCGGCTTGGCCGAGGGCATCTACATGATCGGGGTCGGCCCGGCCGGCGACACGATCTCGAACGCGCTGACCGCCAAGACCACGGCCGGCATCGACTCGTACGCCTTCAAGTGGCTGTTTGGCGACTGGGTGTGGTTCCTGGACACGGCAAACGGCGTCACGCGGCTGGTCTCGCCGCAGGGCTTCGTCGCCGGTCTGCTGGCCAACCTCTCGCCGCAGAACAGCAGCCTGAACAAGCAGCTTTACGGCGTAGTCGGCACACAGAAGTCGTACAGCAACCAGGTGTACAGCCAAGCAGAACTGCAATCGCTGATCCAAGCGGGCTACGACCTGATCACCAACCCCGTGCCGGGCGGCTCGTACTTCGGCTGCCGCAGCGGGCACAACACCAGCTCGAACACGCTGACCTACGGTGACAACTACACCCGGATGACCAACTACATTGCCGCGACGCTGAACGCGGGGATGGGGAAGTTCGTCGGCATGCTGCAGACGGCGAACGTGCGCGCGCAAGCCGCCGCCGCGGTGTCGAACTTCCTGAGCAGCATGGAACAGCAGGGAATGATCGGCGCCGTAAACGGCGGCCCGGCCTTCTCGGTGCAGATCGACGCTGCGAACAACCCGTTGAACCGCGTCGCGCTGGGCTACATGCAGGCCGACGTGAAGGTCATCTACCTGTCGGTGATCGAGAAGTTCTTGATCAACGTCGAGGGCTCGCAGGCGACCGTCGTACGGACGTCGACCAGCAACGCGTAACCCGCCACTGAACCCTGATGCCCGGCAGCGCGCCGGGCTTTTCCGTATACGGAGCAAAAAATGCCAATCAATGGCTATACCGTCGGGCGCGATTACTCGGTTGTCATCCAGACCGCCACCGGTCCGCTGCAACTCAACAAAATCACATCGTTCAAAAGCAAGCAGGAGGTCACCGACGTCCGGGTGAAGCGCTTGGACGGGATCACGGACCATGTGCGGTTCTTCGACGGCTGGTCCGGATCGTTCGACATCGAGCGCCAGGATTCGATCGTAGACCGGTATTTCGCGCAGATCGAGGCCAATTACTACGCCGGCCTGAACGAGCAGCCGGCCCAGATCTACGAAACGATCCAAGAGGCAAACGGATCGGTTTCGCAGTACCGCTATGAGGGCGTGCTGATGTCTCTCTCTGACGCCGGCAACCGCGCAGGCGACGCCACGGTGAAAATGTCGCTCAACTTCGTCGGCTCACGCCGCGTTCTGGTGTCCTGATGACCACTGTTGAAATCACGCCCACGCAACAAATGATCAAGGCCGCGGCGGCCGAGGTCACCGTAACCGACGAGAAAGGGCGCTCGCTGACGCTGCGCAAGCCCGGCGCTCTGGCGCAGTTTCGCATGGTCGAGGCAGTCGGAGCCGACGCCGCGCGCAATGAGATCTATATGGCGATGGTGATGCCATTGATCTATGTCGTCGCGATCGACGGAAGCGCGCTCGCGCTACCCACTACGAAGCGCCAGGTCGACGCACTTATCCAGCAACTCGATGAGGAAGGCGTAGCGGCTGCTATGGCAGCCGTGCAGACCCACTTTGGGCGCCAGGATCCTGAGGCCGATGCGGAAGCGTTAAAAAAGCCGTAAGGGCCACGGCGATCCGCGAATCGCTCTGGCTCGTGAAGAACAACGTGCCGTTTGATGTCGCTTTCAGTCTCGATGACCTCACGCGCGCGGCCTGGTGCATCGTGTTCTCCGAGATGGAGGGCGAGAAATTCAACTTCGACACGATGTCGTTTGAGGAGCGATCATGACCGAGTTCGATTCCCTCGCGAAGTTCGCGTTGCACCTCGCCACGATGGAGGCATCAATGCTCATCGAGGAGCACCGCGGTCTGGCGGAGGTGGTCAAGGTGGTCGCAGCGACCGCGAGGGCTGAAATCGGCAAATACCAGCCGTCGGCCGGGCCGTTCGCCGCATGGGCGCCTCTGGCTGAGTCGACGAAGAAAGACCGGGTACACAAGGGCTACACAGAAGACGACCCGGGCCTTCGAGATGGGTCCATGCGTGATTCCGTAAAAGGACACGCTGCGGGCCTGGAAGGAGTCGTAGCGTCGGACGACCAGAATCTCGTCTGGTTCGAGCTTGGGACGTTGCGACAGCCGCCGCGATCCGTTCTCGGCTCGGCGGT